ACTTGATGAGGTGAACCATGCCATGCGTCTATTGCGTCAATTTCTTCCAGCATCTTGGCTGCTTCGCCCAATGCGCCTTTTTTAATGGCTTCTTCTACGGCGCTTATAGCTGCGCGTCTTTGAACCCTCGCTCCCATTCCTATTAAAGGCAGCGTACCTGCGGCGGATAACGTAACTAATTGCTCGTAAAGACCTGCCGCACTATTGTCCCCAGAAGCCCGCGCCTCGTTAGCCATGTTAGAAAACTTCTCTACATCCATTCCCGAGCGAACTTCCCCAGTGACAGGAAGCATGTCCAACGTCAAACCTATCGGGTCTTGTTGAAAACCTTCTTTCATCGCGCCACCTAAGGAAACCAAATCCGAACCCACCTGCCGAGGAGACACCAGTGACGGGCCTCCTGTTTCATCAGGACGGATAAAGTAGTTGGCTACACTATCAGGGATTTGAGCTGCTCCGGCCACAAGGTTTTCGAGCATGGTTTTACTTTCAGTTGATTCTTGGTCCGTGGTCCGTTCTACGCCGTCCCATTCCATAGGAGGAATGTCTCGTTGGATATTGTCGGAATTAACTTCTACTTCGTCTGTTTGAATAAAGAGAGGATCAGTTGGGTCTAGTAGTTTAAGGTCCGCAGAGGCAGAACCGCCGTCCACGAACCCTTCAGGCTTTTTTACAGGTCCACCTTTCGCAAATATTCTTGCCCCTCCCGCTGGTCCCATACTATAGCGGCCCTCTATTCCGGGCTCCCACCAAGCGGTGTCATACTCGCCCGAATCGTCCCCCTCGTTTGTTCCCCCTGTTTTTTGAGGAGTAAAGGTGTTATAGCCTCCCGTAAGGGTAAACGGATTTCTGGTCCCTGCTGTCATTTCCTTTTTGCCAAAAGTGTTGTAGTGAGTCCGGGCAAAGTCGTTTAATGTTTGCCCTCCGAGCTGACCTTTTTGTGCTTCATAGCTTGTTTGTACATCAGGGTTAGCAGCTAAATAGGCAGCAATGTCTCCGCTGGGAATAGCCGCCGCCGCGGTAGCTGCTTCTTGTCCTTGCTGTTGTTGCATTAAGGCATAAAGTTGAGACCTTGACAGCCCTCCTCCATAACTTCCCGCGCTTCCTTTACCTAATAAGCCTTTATACTTGTTAAAATCTACTTGATTGCCGCCCGTAAGTTGACGCAAATCCTGTGCTGCACGGCCTTGGGTGTAACGACCAAGTTGAGCATTTCCCATTAACGCCCGCTTTCTCCCTGTAACCGAAGGAGGCGTCCAGCTAAATCCTGATCCGGTAGAGGATAACAACTTAGCCGCAGGACCATAATCAAAACCTACTAGCTGCTCCTCTCCCATAACATCCTCAGTAACCTCGGTCCGCGGAGCACTTTCTCTGAATGTTGTGTCAAGAGAGTCCTCTCCTGTGGCATAAGTTTCTGTTGCGGTTAGGTCGGCGTCATCGTAGGTTACTACTCCGGTCGCGCTGTCTGCTCCTGAGCCTGTGTTGGTATCCACTTCTTTAAAAATAGACACACACTTCCCAAGCGCCTGACTCCACTTCATTCCGTCAATACAGTTTGTATTTACTTTTTTATCAACACACGCCTTGAAAACAGAATCCCACTCCTGCCCTGTGGCACAAGTAGGGATGGTGATACAGTTTCCTGAAGAAGGGTCGTAATATTCGGTGGACGCACAAGTAACGGCCTTTTTTACACATTTCATTAAAGCAGTGTCGTACTCGTAGCCTACTCCACAGGGGTTCCCTTCACCGTCACAATTTCCGGTTGTCTTGTTTAAGGTCTGTCCCGTGGGGCACGTTTTATCAACGCATTGGTTTGCTGCGTTTTTTACTTGGTATATAGCGCAACCAGTAGTTTTCTTTCCTCCACAGTCGGCTAGACTTGCTACTACCTGACCTGCTTTAACATAATCCTGAGGACACGTAATAGTGGTGGTAGTTTTCTTTCCTCCACAATCCGCTAAACTTGCTACTACCTGACCTGCTTTAACATAATCCGCGGGACACGTAATAGTGGCAGCGTCCTTTTCGCATAATTGTGTGTTGGTGTTTAGCGTATAACCAGTAGGACATTTGTTTTGAGTGTCTTTTATGCACACGCCGAGCCCTGCGTCCCACACCCAGCCAGTACGTGTTCCGCCTAAAGTACAGTCTACTGGAGCTGTGGCCTTTAGCTCACACTTTCCGGTGGCTTCATTGTAAACAGCGGGAGGAGTACATGTTGGTTTAGTCGGTTTGGCAGCAGCTTTTGTGTATAAAATATTGGGATCAATTCCCGCGTCCACCATGTCTTGAAAAGTTACGCCTTCTTCGGTTGCAATTTTTTGCATAGCCAAACGCTCGGCGTCATCTACCACCCCATCCGCCATTACTTTGGTCAAGTAAGCTTGAGCACTGTCTTTTATAGCCGCCGCGCCCTGCGCTTTATAGGCTTCATTTGTTTCATAAACAGAAGGGGCGGTTGTTGCCATTATGTCCGCAACAGTCACACCAGAGGAATCTGTGCTAAAAATTTGATCAATAGTGCTTTGTTTAACGCCCGCGTCCAGCGCATCCTGCACACTGACCCCCGACTCTACAATAGCGTTATAGGCGGTAGCGGTGTCCCATTTACTGGGGTCCGTTTCCATATCTTCTAGATAAGCTGCTTCTTGGTCTCGCAGGGTTTGATAATATTCCTGCGTGTTAGCTATGTTTTGATTAATAATAGCTTCATCAATACCGTAAAAAGCAGAAGCATCTGCTGCGGTTATCTGTCCGCTAGTAATAAGGTCGAAGACTCTTTTTGTTTCTGCTTGAGTATAGTCGCCGTCTGCTTCCGGCATATCTATATCTCCCCCAATTGCCATTTTAAGAACAGGGAGAGAACCTAACATTTGACGGGCAGAAGAGGAGGCCATAGGGGTGTCTCAAAAAACGATTGATTATTTCAACATTCTAGGGCTAATAGTATTCGGGGACAAGTCCTTCTTCCGAAGGTTCGTCTTCTTCGTCAGTGTGTAAAGAGATAAAGTTTCCAGCCCTGAAACGCATTAGAGCCTGTGTCGTGCTGTCCACTTGGTCGTCGTTGTCTCCGTTAGGAAAAGCGGCACATTCTTCTATAAGTTCCTCGGCCCATGTTTCGTCTGGTGCCCAAACCATTCCGCTTTCTAAAATTGGCGCTACCGAGTTGGCACGGGACACCTTATCTTGGCCCGCGCGTCTTCCGCCGGGAGAATACATAGTCACAGGAATACCCATGCGTCTTAGTTCCTGCTGCAAAGTAACACCTGTGGCCTTAGCTTCTATTAAGACATTATCCGGTTGCCAGTAATCATATTGTTCTTTGGCTTCCCTTTTAAGATCAGGAAAATCCCAACGCCCTTTTCTTACATCCAATAGCAATAAGTTAGGTCCCGAATCCTCGTCAAGGTGAAAAACTCCCCACGTTGTAATAACAGAGAAATCCGCCGTTTCTTTTTTCGAGTACGCGGTGTCATACGATTGAATAATGTATTCCACAGAGGGAAGGTATTCAGGTTCCCACTCTCTCCACCACTCCCTTTTTAAAATAGCGCCTTCGTCCGAGGTTGGCTTTTGCTGATACATGGCATTCCACTTCTGTACCGACATAGAAGCCCGAACCGCTTGAAGCTCGTCTATGTCCCAAAAACTGGGCCATAATGCTCTTTCGTTTTCCTCTCCTTCATCAAACACAGCAGGAAATTCTATGACTTCCCATTGATCCGCCTTCAAACTGCTTTGGCTCTTTAACAATCGCGCCGTTAGGTCTTTTGTTCCCCACCGTGTCATCACTATAACAATGGCTCCTCCGGGCTGAAGTCTGGTCCGTGGGCCGGAGGTGTACCATTCCCAAGCATTGTCTAGTGCAAGTTGGGACTGTGCGTCCTGCTCCGAGTGCGGATCATCAATAATCAGCATGTCCGCGCCTCGACCTGTCATAGCTCCGCCAACACCTACGGCAAAATATTCACCGCCCGCGTCAGTGTCCCACCTTCCGGCGGCTTTACTGTCAGCCCTCAAAGCCACTTTTGGAAATACCTCGGTGTAACGGTCAAGGTCCATCAGGTTTCGTACCTTACGTCCAAACCTCACGGCTAACTCACCCGTGTGCGTGGCTTGAATTATCTTGGTTGTTGGGCGACGGCCCATGAGATAGGCCGGAAGCAAGTAGGATGCAAATTCAGATTTAGTGTGCCGAGGAGGCATGTTTACAATTAGGCGCTTTAGGGTTCCCTCGGCTATGCGATCAAAGGCTCTAGACATGATTTCGTGATGGCTACTGATTATTGCTTCAGGCCACACGTAGCGAGAAAAACCCAAAAAGGTTTCTTGGGCCTTTTCTTGCCCTTCTAACAGGGCCAAGCGCAGTTCAAGCTTGAGTGTCTCCGCTTCAACGTCTTCTATTCTAGTGCTTACTTCCATAAGTCATTTTTAAAAAAAATTGCTAAAAAATTTATAGGGGTTTGATTTTCTATTGAAAGGGGGTGGGTTGCAAGAAAGCTGTATTTACTTAATTTATTCATTTTTGTTTTGAGCAAAATTATTTGTGTGAAATCAAGCTAAAGCCACCGCTGCCGACGAAGGGCCGGGGGCGCGCGGATCGTCGAGCGAGCGTTCGTTCCACGTGAAACATTCGCCTAAAAGGGACCCGCCAAGGCCCGTGAACCACGGTTCACGGTAAGTTGTTGATTTCGCTACGTTAATTCCTCTAGGCTAATTCCGGTAATAGGTATTACCGGAAATAGTGAATGATATTCATTCGCATTCACTCGTTTTCATTCGAGAGCCAGCTAAGCGTAAGCCGCTGGCTCGGTTTATAAACTCTTGTTCCACGTGGAACATTCGTTATGTGAACAGTGTTCACCCCTAGCAATCTACTGGCCCTAGATTTCTTATACGTTCAGAGTTTTCTAACAGCCCACGTACCTCATTCCAATCTACATTATCTAGAGCCCAGCAGCCAAGGGGCTCTACAAGCACGCCTTTCATATACAGTTCTTGAGCTTGCTTTCCATCGTACAAAAGCAACTGCCTTTCACTCTTCTTTTGCGTCCCCTTCGGATGCCACTCTACAAGAATGAACGTCGGCATCTTCAGCAGACTGTGTTTCATGGCGAAAGCTACTTGATGCGGTGATAGTCGTATTTTCTTCCCCGCCTTCACTACCTTTAATTCCATTAACAGATAGCCCCTCGGAGGCAGGGCTATCAGACAGTCCGGGAGGCCCAGATTCACTCGGTTCTCTAGCCTGACTATCAGAGCTTTCGGAAGATTGTCCTTGAGTCTTTGGTGGAGCAAGCCTTCGGGCCCTTTCGTCATTTCTCATTGCCTCTAGCAAGGTTGGTTCCGTGTCCTCTATTTGTTCCGGCGTAATGTCGAGTATTTGTTGTGGAGGCGGCAGGCCGCCGTACAAAGCTTTTATCTCTTCAAGTTTGCGTTTTACGTCTTCCTTGGACATAGAGTCGATAGTCCCGTGTCGAATTTCTTTTCTTTCTATGTAGATTGTTCCAAGGGCTTGACCGCGCCTAAATTCAGCAGAAACCGCTGCACCGTAGTTTCCAGCCTCTAAAGCTTGGTTTCTAATTAACAAAAGGTCCTGCATGTGCTGTTCGTAACTGGTTCCGTATTTCAAACCAAGTTCATAGCGGTATTCTTGAATGGCCGCGACAACGTGAGGGTATTTTTTAGCGCTGGTCAGTTCACTAGCGCACTTAGTTGCGTTTTTAGCGCTGTAGCCCGCTCTGATTGCCGCTTCCCGGAGTGAAACGGGTTTACCGTCTTCATTGCAAAGTTCTTTGATGAATTTCCATTGTTGTGTCGTTACTACTCTTTTTTGATCCTTCAAAGGTTCAACCTCGGCTCGGTTTATCTTTTCCATCAGCTTTTGTCTGTGGGTTTTCTTGATAGGCACAGTATTAAATATAGCGCGTGTGTCTTTTTTACTCATTAGGCCGTTCTCCGGCAAATCCACTCTCCGCCGTCCGCGGCAGGGCGCACGGTGAAGTGTCTGCCATTGTATTTGGCACTTCGATAAAAGGTTCTAAGCGCACTTCTTACTTTGATAGCATCTCCTTCAGTAAAAATGCAGAAATAATCACCTAAGATCATTGCTTTAAAGGGATAGGTTTTTTGGCCTTTCAAGCCGCCGGAAGGCCTCACAGAGTGTTGTCTAGGGGCTATTCCGGGCAGGTTGCAGGGCTTATCTGTTAATCTAGGCATGGGCGCAGTTTAACAGGTTTCTATAGAGATGTATTTTGAAAAAACAATAGTAAAAAAGAGAAAATGGCCCGCGCGCGACTTAGAGATTCTTTGACAGTCATCACGTCATCACGTCTAGAGGAAAAAGGTGTAATGGTACATGTAATGCTTCAAGACCAGAGGTAGAAAGGCTTACAGAAGTCATCACGTCTGTAGAGATGTATTATGCAGCTATTAAAAATCAAAAAGTTATTTTCAAAATACACCTCTATAAGGAGCGTTGTTTACCCGTGGTCCGT